GGATATCTGATACACCTCGTTGACATAAGACAATAGACATAGAGTCATTAAAGCCTAAGTCAAACACTACATGAACCTTTAGCATTGGGTCATAAGGCACAGTTGTTATACGACCATTCTCTTGTGCATCTCTTATCTCGTTAGCATAGATAGCACCATCTACAGCAGCTTTACAATCACCTTCCCATATGTTTGCATAGTCAGGGTTAGTCTTTAAACTGTGTTGTCTTTCATCTTCCAAAACCTGTGGAAACCAAGGATTATCCTGCCAATTAACTTTAACAACCTTAGCGTTCTCTGGTGGATTAACCACGAACCTAGTATATGTATCGTCTGTATCTATGTTAGGGTTAAAACTTACCCAGATTTCTGAGTTCGGCTTACGGATTGTAGGTATAAGAATATCCCACGACTTCTTTGATACTGTTTGTGCCTCTTCCACCCAGACGATATCACATCCTTCAAAAGACTTAATACTTTCCACAGTATTAGTAGCCAACCCAGTAAAGCTAAATGTACTACCGTTAATACCTCTAATCTCAGCTTCAAGAACCTCATAGAAAGCCCCTAGACCTAAAGATTGTATCTGGTCATTAAGTAATGTATGTACTGACTGCTTGATAGACTTTTGTATTTCACGAGCACATAAGACACGTGTTGGCTCATTAGCTGCTTTTATAAGCAATGCCCTTGCCATAGACCATGACTTACCTGAACCTCTACCACCGTATGCTACTTTGTAACGGTGTGGCTCAAATAAGAAGTCTAGCTTATCCGGAAACTTGGCTATCGTCTGGCTTGACAAAGAGTATTCCTATTCCACTAGGTAAATCTGAACCATCTGGTCCTGTTAATTCTTGAGTAGCTACTGACTTACCGTCTAATCTATCACCTATTTCTTTTATAGCACCTAAATCACCTTCTTGTGCGTTCTCAAAGAGTTTCTCAGCAATAGCGTGTATACGTCTATAGTCTTCTTGTACAGCTAATTTACGAATTGTATTTGCCCATATCCTATTGTTTTTACTAGAATTGGTATTTCCTACCGGAGCTCCTACTTTAGGTTCTTTATCTTCGTTATTATCCATTGTTATGCAACTCCCTTAGGTTGGTTGCCCTCTATTGTTATTTCTTTTTCTTCTTGTCTTTGGGTTGTTCTAATAGTCCACTAATAGGAAATGCCATAGTGGCTGCTAATATATCATTTTCCTTTGCTCTTGCTGGGTCAAATGCTGCAAATTGTGACCTTAATAATTCAGGTTTAAACACAAATGTAGTATTACCCTTTGCTGTAGATGGTGTAGCATTATCTAATATGTTTTTAATTGTTGCTGTATCTTTGTTTTTTACTAATGCTAATTCTGCAAATTCATTTGTTGTTTGTTGTTCAGGAAACCTTGGGTCATATAAATCATTCCAATATGGTTTATACGCTTTATCTTCTACAAATGTTTGTCTTGGATTAAAAGTAATACTTTTATTTTCTCTAAGATACATTGGAATTACATTACCACCTTCAGAATAATCTAATTGTTTAGCTGAAAAAGCATCATTAAGTAACATATTTCTTTGGTTAGCATAAGTGTTTGCTACTTCTGGATTGTTTGTTACTACTACAGAGCCTGTAGGTGTTCCTGTTTTACGTCTTGTATCTGCTAGTAATGGGTCAAATGCTTTTATATCTGCACCTGTGCCATGATATACAGGTTGGTCTACGTTATATCCCATAGCCTTAGCTCTATCCATAGCTGTATTGCCTTTAGGTAGTCCTAATAGCGTTTCTGCGTTCTTAGAGGCTATTTCTTGAGCTTTCTCAAACTGTGTCTTGCTTAGCAATCCTTTTGTGACATTCCCTACTTGGCTAGTAGATAAACCTAAGTATGGGTCTTGCAAGTAAGATGGCATTTGGGCATAACCTTCTGCATATCTTTGTGCAGCAGGAAAGTTCCCTGATAGTATGTCCTGTAATGTTGCCAATTATAACTCGCTTTCTTGTCCGTTTCCTTTTAGAGGATATATCATTCTATAGTAAGTCTGCCACCACTCTTTTGCGTAATCAGAATTCTGATAATCCTTAAAGCATGGTGTGCCGAGGGTGTGATGGACCAACTTAGCATCTGGATTATATTCGTATTCTGTTTCTAGCCAGTTCCATGTTTCGTCTAGCTTACCTACTTGTTCTTCAGGATACTTGAGCCATTCAAATCTGTGTAGGTATTTACCTGTTTGTTCTTGAATAAATCTAGGTGTTAGCTGACGGTTCAACCAATGAGAACAGTTCCAGAGCATTACTGAAGACCAATTCTTTTTAGGATAGTCTTCGTTTTTTGCACCTAGATACTTAACTGGATGCTTTGTTTGGTAATGATGCTTGACTACCTTGATTGCTTCGTCTGTATCAAAGTTAGCTAGTATCTCTGCAATATCTGTTCGGCATATCATATCGCCATCTACAAATAGTGCGATACCTTTAAAGTTATTTAGATATGGCACTAGAAAACGTGAGTAGATAAATGCGTTACTACCGTCTGTATGTGTTTCTTTGTAGTCTTTTAAAGTGTTTAGTGCTAAAGGTGTAAAACTTACCGATATAGATGACTTCTCTATAACTGACTGGCAAAAGTTATGATAAGCAATTGGTTCTACCTTGCCATCATATCCTACATATATATCTAGTTTTACCACTTTACTTTGTTTGCCCAAAAAGCGGCACTCATTTTTCCTTTAGCTATGTTTTTAGCGTGTCTTGCTTTAAATGACTTTGCTCTATCTGTATTTGTTTTGTCACCACTTACACCTTTTTGTCCAAAGCGTATAAGTTTTTCCTTCTCACCAGAGCCAGCCTTGATTCTAGCTTTCTTGGCTAAAATATTTGCATAGAGACCTGGTTTATTTGCCACGTTTAGCTGCCTTTTTCATAGGCTTAGCTGTCATAGCTTTACCTGTTTTCTTTGCGTATGATTTAGCTTCTTTCTTACCTTTTTCTGTGTAAGCAAACTTCATTTTTCCGACCATTGGCATAATTATTTACCTTTCTTTTTAGACATACCTGCTTGTGATAAAGCGATTGCTATCGCCTGCTTAGGATTTTTAACAACTGGACCTTTTTTAGAGCCAGTATTTAAAGTACCTGCTTTAAATTCTTTCATGACTTTGCTGACTTTCGCCATCTTGCCTTTTTTCGTTGTTGGCTTCTTCATAGCTTTTCCTTAACTTAATAAATCGGTGGTCATATCTGCAATCATTACACAAGCTATACTCAGTGAAGTCAAATGGTTCACCACATTGTTCGCAAATAGATAGTTTCATAAAAAGAAAAAGCCCAACCAAGGAGAGAGTATGGTCAGGCTTTTGTGGGATTACGTTATTAACGGACAGGAGTTGTCCAACAAGTAGTATTATAGCATACTTTGCTATATCTGTTCAACAACATTATGCGTTTATCCGTCTTTCCGCAATTGTTAAAAGATTATCGTAAGCCATGTCTAATTGCCAATAAAAGGCTAATGGTGGTTTAGCACCTAAGTATTTAGCATAGATAGCATCTTGTTGTCCTTGTTCTAAGCTATGCACAATAGCGTGAATAGTTCTAATATTACTCATGTCCTGAGCAGAACACATTTCTTCAAATGCCTCGCTAGTTGACTCGCCACCTGATGACATGCCTATGCTTTTAGAAGGGTATCCTAATTTATGGGTATCATGTTTCATCCATAAGCTCCAATCCTCTAGGATGGACAATAAGCGTTCCATACTAATCATATTGTGTTAGCGTATATGCTACGCTTTGCCCAAATGTTTCTTGTGTAGTTCTTTGTTGAAGGTTATGTTTAGCATCATCTGCGTTATGACTAATAACACCTTTTATCTGGTCTTCTGTGAAGTTTGCTGTGTGTCCAAATATAGCTTGTAATGGATGTGGTTGTGGAATGTAATAGTGCATAAGTCTATTATCGTTATCTTTGAATGCGTGTATATGACCTTCCATCTTCATGGTAACAAGCAAATTTTTAATGGTGTGATAATTACCATCTACATGTGCTGCTATTTCTTTTATAGCTTTA